GGTCACGCGGAGGTTGAGGTGCCAGCCGTCGAGCAGCGTGCTGACCGGATTCTCGGGGTCGGTCATGTCGGTGTCCACCAGCACGCCGACCGGATCAAGGGCGAAGCCGGTGCCGCTGGTCTGCCAGCCGGTCTCGGCATCGTAGTAATCGGCCAGCGCCGTTTGCGCCGTGGCTTCGCTTGGGAATTTGTAGAGGTAGTCTTGCATGTTAGGCTGTTTTAGGGCTTAATTGCGGCATGGATAAATGTGCCCTCTGTTCCTGTGAAATTCCCTCTGGCGGCGTTGGCTGGCATGTGTGCTTCGACCCTTGCCATGAGAGCAACATCTGGGGCGGCGACACCTTTGAGACCCGCGCCTACCTGTGCGCCGAATGCGGTGAGCACTTGGCCAGCGTGAGCGGGATTGAGGATGAGGTTGGCGCTCATTAGGTTGTGAGTTGTTGGAGCAGCGTGTTGCTCAATCGGCGGGGGTAGTAGGCGATCTTGCGGATGTGGCCGTTGTATACGCGGTTGCCGCTTCCGGTGGCCAAAAGACCGATTCCAAGTTTGTCTAGTTGAGCAGATTGAGCCAACGCGCCGTTTGTAAACAGTGAACCATCTACCGCCATAGATGCTCCTGCTCCTGTTGCGTAAGCGAGCGCGGCCCTGCTGCGCGTTGTAAATCCAGAGGCTCCCGTCAAGCGTCCCGTCACCCAACCATTGACGCCTCCACCTTCTTGAAAAATGAAAACGCTATCGTTTGATACATCGCCCACAGCAACCGCCGATAAGACCGTCTGTAAATTAAGACTGCCTGACGCATTAAAGTGCGCAAACAACGTCCCCTCCGCTTGATTATAAAACGAAGAGATCGGCGTGACGACCGCACTGTCCGCTGCGCGGGTGGCGGCGGCGGTGGTCGTCGGGATGTAGCTGGTGGCGAAGGCGCCTTGCTCAAGCTGCGGGGCGGCTATGCGGAGGGTTAAGCCGTTGACTGATCCACCGATTTGCTGACCGTTGGTGTATTCAATACTAATAAGGCCGCGAACCCTTGCAGCAGAGGCGTTTGTCAATGTTCTTGTAAATGAATACCTCTGCGTATTTAAGGAAGACGAGGTAGGAGTCAATGTGACTTGTCCTCCAATAAGATAATTCCCGCTTGAGTCACCTTCTTCTATAATATGCCACCTTGTAAGGTTGGTTAATGCGCCCGCGACAATTTTGAGATACACCGAAGATGTCCACGTTTGGCCACTTGATGCTACCACTTGCGAGCGTGGTTCTGGCGCAATGTACACTGCGGACGTTGCAGTTGGTGTTCCGCTTATTTTTAGATCAAAATAAGCTATTCCAGATTCCGTCCCAACGGAGGTTATTTCAGTGGTAACGCCGTCTGTGCTTTTGTTGCTGATGCCCCAATTTGTTGGAACAACGCCAGACCCACTGAACAAAACCCCAGCCGCCGCCCCACCAGCCTGCGAGTTGCGGATGCTGTTCGTCCGCGCCTCCTCGATGAGAAGCCCGCGTGACGCTCCGGTCGCGGGGTCGTGGTCGAAGCGTGGCGTGTCGTTGGCGGCGGTTTGCAGCGTGCCGTTGGCGTCGAAGAAGGTGGCGTTGCTGGCGCGCGTGAAGGTGATGGCGGGGCCGGTGCCGTTGTTCAGCGTCTTCTCACCGGCAAAGTCGCGGCTGAAGGTCGGCCGCGCGATGGCGGCGCCGGACCCAGCGGAGAGCGACAATGTCGGGGCGAGGATCATTAGGCGGTGTAGGCGATGATGCGGCCCGAGTGCAGGTCGATGGCGGTGAACTTGCCGAAGAGGATCGTGCCTGCCGGAATGACGGGGGCGCTGGCGTCGGTGGTGTTCGCAATGTCGGCGATGTTGCCGGTCAAGGTGTGGAACTTGGCGTCGGCGAGGATCTGGATGGCGAGCCAGTCGCCGGTGCGGGCCGTGGTGTCGGCGATGTAGTTGCCGCCGCTGAGGCCGTTGGTGATTTTGTTATTAGGGAATCCCATAGTGTTGGTTGGTTAGTATTGGTTGACGCGGGCCGTCCACATGGATGGCTGCCCTTGCTGAAAGTAATATTTGTCGCGCTGTGAGATTAACTCGGCTTCTGCGAGCTGCTCCATGGCCAGAGCCTTGTCGAACTGTCCGTCCTCAATCTGCAAGTCCGAGGCGAGCTGATAGCCGACTGCTTTGGCGAGGACGGCGGGCACTGTCGCCGAGAGGTTGCTTGCGGAGTATTCGGTCGGGCGGATGCGGTAGTTGACCCAGACGGTGGTTGGCAGGTCGGTGTCTTCGGGGAAGCGAATGGCATCTCCAAGGAGCGTAAAGCCAATGGCGCGGGGCGCGGCGTGGGTTGCAGGGTTGTCTCTTAAAACGCCAAAGACCTCGCCCATGGCAGTCTGGCCGCTCTGCTCGTAGTCGATGTAATAGCCGTTCGTGGCATCGCCCTGCACCGTGCGGCTTTCAACGCGCATAAGCTCCGGCCAGTCCGCCCATTCCCAGCAGTCGGCGATGCGCTCGTTGGCGGCGGCGGTCATCATGGTTCTTGCGCCGGATGGGATGTTAGAAATATCCGAGCCGTCGTTGCCTGCGCGTTGCCATGCGCGGAGGAGGATAGATTGTAGAGTTACGGTGCGCATTAGCTGTTGAGTGCGTTCATGGCCGACTGCACAGCGGCTTCAAAGGTGACGCTGGGATTCGGCCAGTCGTTGCGCGGCGCCGGATTGGCGGCGAACATGGTGAGGATCTGCTGCAAGTATTGCTCGATGGCGTCCAGCTCGGGGCTGGTTTTGCCTGCGGCGGTGAGGCTTTGGCGCAGATACAAAAGTGTGGGCTGGCGGCTGCCGCCGAGGCCGACAGACTCAAGGTGTTCTTCGGCGGTGACGCTGGGCGGCGGCGTGGGGATGAGCGTGCGGGTGGCGGCGTCCCAGATGAGGCTGCCGTTTTGCAGTCCTTCGCCTTGCTCGTCGGTGAGCGGGAGCGCGGTGATGCCTTCTGGTAACGGATCGGCGATGACGGTGCCGATGCTGACGCTTTGGCCAGTCACGGTGTTATAGAGGATGTTCCAGTTGTTCATGGTCAGACTTTCGGAACGGCGATGATGCAGGCGTCGTATTTACTGGGATTCGCGCTGATGTTGTGGCGGATGGCGAGGCGGGAGCCTGTGGGGATTTCTCGGCCGAAGGTGTTGAGGCGCAGGGATGGCACGCTGAAGTTTTCAGTGGCGCCGAAGGCGAAGTTCAGTTCGCCAAAACGGACTTCGCTGCCAGCGGCGCCGACGCCGATCTCGTAGACGGCATCGCCTTGCGAGGCGGTGTCGGTGTCGCTGGCGGACGGGGCGATGACGAAGGCGGTGTAAGGTTTGCTGGTGCTGCTGACGATCTGGACCCAAGTGCCCGACGCGCCGCTCATGGCGGTGCCGGTGCTGGTGGCGGTGTCAATGCCGAGAACATCCACAGTGGTCGGGATGAGGGCGGCGTCGGTGGCGTTGATGCACTGAAACTCGCGGACGCCGATGGTTGCAGTCTGCGAGGCGCGGACGCCTTGGACGCGGGCAGCGATGCGGCTTCCTGATGCGATTTTGACGGGGATACGAAACGTCATGCTGGAACATCCGCCGACAGCGATATTCGGCACGATGACTGTCTCGCTGCCAGCGGCACCAACGCCGATGTCGAGCAGGGTGGCGCTGTCGGCGGTGGAGACGTTGACGTTAGTAACGGCGAAATTTAGCATCGTGGCCTGCGCGCTGGTGGAGGCGATGACCTGCGACCATGAGCCTTTGGTGTGCGGCGTGGCCGAGGCGGTGAGCGTGACGCTGGCGGTGTTGTAGCCTGCGTTGGTGAACTCGTTGCCGTAGAACCACGGCTTGTCCGCGAAGAGCGGAGTGGCACCGAGGTAGGCTTTTTGCAGGCTCAAGGACATGACTTACGAGGGGTCGGTGACGAGGTAGAGGGTGGTGGCGTCGGGGCTGCCGATGGCGGCGTATTCGGCGGTGGTGAGGCTGACGATGTTTGTGACCACATCGCTGCCGCTGCCTGCGGAGGTGTCGGAGACGACGTTGGTGCCGGAACGGTTGGCGATGGTCAGCGTGCGGGTGGTGCCGGTGGTGATGCCGGAGAGTTGGAACTTTAGATTCTTGGTGGCGTCTCCGTCGTCGTAGATAAGGAACGAGCTGTCGCTCATCACGTCGAAGAAGGACGTGTCGGTGAGCTGGTAGTCGTTGTCGCGGGAGGCGCCGACGATGGCTTTGCGCACATAGACGCCAGCCTGTTTGTAGGACGAAAAGGGCCACGTTCCGGAATTCGACCGGACCAGCCAGCGGCTATCCAGCGCGGCCGTGCCGTCGAGCGGGAGATCCGCATAGGTTGCCACTTCGCCTGCGAAGAAGGCAGATCCGCCGCCGCCTCCACCGGAGCCGGTGAAGTCGAAGTTTCCTGTCAGCGGATTGAACTTGATGGCCATTAGCTGCGGGTCACTGTGGCGATCTTTGCGTCATCGCTGGACGGCGTGCCGCCGACATAGGTGAAGGTGAGCGTGGCGACTGTCTGGCTGCCTTCTTTGTAGACCACCGTGGAAAGATTGTTTGTCGTGGAGACGTAATTCAGCTCAACCGCGTTGTGCTGCGGAATATTTAGACCGGCGATGTTTCTGACTGAGACGTTCGGGTGCATACGGTTAGGCGGCGGGTTGGGCGGTCATGCCGAGTTGCTGGTCTTGCTGCATCTTTTGCAGCGCGGGTTGGGCGCCGGTGCGGCCGATGACGGCGTTTTGCTGCTGTTGGAGCTGGAACTGGAAGGCTTGTGCTCTCGCGTCGATCATTGAGCGGAAGATTTCGTCCTGCTGATACCGCTGCTGGACGGCGGGGTTGGACTGAATGATCGTCTGCAAAGTTTGCAGGCGGACTTGCGCGTTTTGGCCGCCTTCTTTGAGCGGCGGTTCGGTGCCTGCGCTGATTTTTGCGAACTGGACTTGCTCGTCCTCCTGCTCGGCGGCGGTGGCTTGGCCGATGTCTTGGACGAGGATTCCGGCGAGGTTGGGGTCAACCGCCTGGAACATATATTTTACGAGGCCGGCGCGGTCGATGACGCCGAAGCTGTCCAAGGGGACTAAGACTTTGGCGAGGTAGTCTAATTTGGCGCCGAGGGCTTCGGAGTCGAGCAACCGGGCATCGAACTCGCAGGTCACATCAAAGCGGCCGCGGATGTCGGCAGGGCTGGCGGTGAGCGGGAGATTGGGGTTGCCGGTGACGCGGGCGACTTCCTCCTCGGTCATGTATTGTTGACAGAGCGAGAGCGTCTGGACGAGGCAGAGCTTCATGTCGAGGAGCCAGCTATCGACCAGCTCCTGGGTGTGGAGCATGTAGCGTTGCGGCGGGACGGCTTCGCTGATGCGGCCGAAGTAGTTGTCCACGTCGTTGCGGATGGACATCTCAACTTCGATGCTGCCGGCGTCGGGCTGCGGCGGGTTCATCCACGAGATCTCGCCGGGGCGGCGCTCGGGGATCTGGACGCCCGGTCCCATGATGAGGTCCATCTTGCCGCGCGCGGCAGGCGTTTTGAGCGGGGGCAAGGTGACGATGCTGGCGCGGTCGCCTCGCATGTCGCGTTGGATTTTGACTTCCTCCTGGGCGGTCTGGACGATCTCCGGCACGCCGCGGGATTCCAAGATGGGGCGTGAGGCGCGCTCGCGGGGCAGCTCAACGAAGGGATAGAGCGCGTGGGCGTAGGGCAAAATGTCGTGGACGGCGGTGCGGTCGGGAACGTGGTAGCTGAGGACGGTGCGGGTGACGCGCATCGCCTTGGTGCGGTCGTCGTGCTCCTTCCTGTAGACGTGCCAGATCTCGATCATGTCGCGCT